CAATATCCATGCCAAATGCCACAGTGACAGAAACCATCAATGGAACTACCTACGAATGGACAGGCTTGAACATGGATCAAAAACCTCAATGGCAACAGACAGGTCAAGGAGCTTTTCAGTTTTCAGAGTTTTACAAAGGCCCTTCTCTCGAATCAGTAATCGACATAACAAGACAAGTGACCTCAGAGGTCGTAACAGATACTACTATTATATTTTCCAACTAATAACCCTTTTTTCTTGTCTGCCCAGCTATGCCAATCAAAGCACAATAGCGAATCCACAAAGCAATACATCATCCAGTGTGTCAAACTTTGCCACACAGGTTCTCACAGGGCCTATGACAGAAAATTCTTATGGCAATGGTATTCAATGTTCTGGTGCTACATTATCGGTCAGCCCATTCGCCACAACTTCCGTTGCAATAAAGCGGCCTCAAGATTACATCTTCCATACGCCAGTTTACAACGAAGCAACAGACTCAGATGGAAACTATACAAATGCGGGTGAGATTCTCTACTACAGAGAAAACTACAGCGGAAACAAAGATGCTACATCTTTTAATTTTGGGATAGCTGCCACAATATCTGTGCCACTTGATAAGCGTTTTCAAAATGCTTGCCTTAAAAGTGCAACAACTCAGGAAAAGATAATGCGGCAACAATTATCGACAGCCAGATTAAACTACGAACTTGCAAGGCTCAAGAATTGCCATGAGCTTAGGGTTATTGGTGCTGAATATTCCCCAGATTCTGAATATTTTGATCTTTGCTCAGATATTGTGAGTAAACCCAAAATGAACCAAGTTATACCTCATACGCACAAAATTGAGCTAAACAAGTAATTTTGCTCCACTCAAAATGGCCTACAAAGGGCCTGTGGATTTCTTTGCTTATGTTTGTGCCTTTGATTTATCCTTAGATTTAGTCAAACGCTTGATGGCTGTTTTGATGAGGTTTTTGAGTAAATTGACTATGATAGGACTTGAAGCCGCAGTAACAGCAATAATTGAAGTGTTAACAAGAACAGGAGTGCTAGGTATCCATTTCTCAATAAAGGTTGAATCTCTGAAGATTTCATAGCAGCGTCCATTTTTTACAGAATGACCTATGACCACTTGTAATTTGAGGTCATTGGGGTAGCTTCCTACTGGAATGTTATCCTCAGACGGACATTTTATAAAGAACTCTTTATCTTTTTTCACTTGAGGTTTATATTCTGGCGGCTGTGGTATTTCTGGTTGTGGTTGTTCTGGCTGTTTTACTGGATCTGTTGGGATAAATTTGTCAGGGTGATATTGTAGAGCCTCGAATGTTGGATAACTTACAACAGGATAATCAAGCTTTGGTTTGTCAATAATATCTAAAGTTGTTGGATATTGTTCCCATGTTCTTGTTCTGGGAATATAGATTTCTTTTATCTGTATCTGTGGTATCTCAATTCTTGGGATTTCCAAGTTTGTTCACCTTTGGTGGTTCTGGTAGCTGTATAGATGGCCCTGTGAGACTTGGTATCTTTTCTCCCATAACATCTGGTAATTTATCTTCCAGACTTCCCATAATTTTGTTTTTAAGTGTTCTCTCAAACTCAGGGCTTCCCATATAACGAATAGCAACGTAGCCGAAAGCTGCCATTGACACAGAAAGTAAAAGCGACAACAATGAGGCTATCTGACAAATTTTTTGGAACATAATGCTAAGAGAAATTTTGATTAAGTTGGCTATGCCTTTGACTTTGATGACATTGTTTCTAATTCTTGGTTTGATGCCTCTTTATCTGATGGCTGGTTTGCTTCGGGTAACTCTTGAGTCTCAAGGATCTGTTCCTCAAGGATCTTCATTGCCCCGTTAACTTCATGCAAAGCAACAAAAAGTTGTTCTCTTTGCTGTGCAAGCTGTTGCAATCTTTCTTGTAAATTCATAATTTAGTAGAGTTTTTTACCAGCAGTAATAGCAGCATCTATAGCTGTGAAATCCTCAGATGTCCAGATAGATGTTGTTTCATCAGTTTTTTTGTACGCCTTGATGATTTCAAGATGCTCTACATTACGTTGAATTTTTTCTTTAAATTCATCATCAGTTTCATCTGATGCTTGAGCGACACCTATTACAGTTACGCTATCGCCAGCAGCAGAAAAGATTGCTGCGATTTCATCTGCGGTTTTTTCTTCCATAATAAAAAATTAGGTTACTTTTAGTTTACCCTGCTTCGAGGGCTGTGACTTTTACGGATAATTCTTTTATAGCATTTACAAGTATTGGTACAAGTCTTTCATATTTAATTCCATAACTCATTTCATCACAATTATTAATTGTTATTAAAGAATCATCTTTTGTATTGCCATATCCATTAGCTTTTTCTATTTCTAACATTTCTTGTGCTAAAAATCCAATATGTAATCTGTCTGATTTTTTCGAGCCATCAGGTGTTCCATAAGGTTCTTCATCTGTTCCATACCATGTTCTTTTATCCCAACGATATGTTACAGGTCTACAAGCGTTAACCCAATCTAAACCAATAGTAAAGTTTTCCACATCTGTTTTGTCTCTTGAATCTGATGCAGATATAGAAGTATCAGCACAGAATAAATCTGTAACATTATTATTACCTAAACAAACTACATTGCTTCCTGTAGATATTGAACCCGAAGGTGCGTTTGATCTACCAGCATCATGTCCTATAAGTGTGTTGTTACTACCAGTTGAGGCATCCCTTCCAGCGTCAGCACCTACGGCAGTGTTGTTAGCTCCAGTTGTCATGGATACTAAAACTTCTTGACCAATAGCAATATTACCAGACCCTGTAGTATTAAGATCTAAAGCTCCATTACCTATTCCTACACAAGCATTTGCTGTTGTATTAGAGTCTAAAGCACCATTTCCTATTGCTACGTTTCCTGTCCCAGTTGTGTTTGCTCCTAAAGAATCGTGTCCAACTGCAACATTATCATTGCCAGTAGTGTTTGCATCAAAAGAGAATGCACCAATAGCCGTGTTTCGTGTGCCAGTAGTATTTGAAAACGAACATTCACGGCCTATCGCAACGTTTCTACTAGCAGTCGTGTTGTCCCTAAGGGCGCGCATACCCACTGCTGTGTTGAAATTTCCCGTTGTATTGTCTAATAGAGCATTGCTGCCTATTGCGGTGTTTTCGTAACCAGTTGTGTTTGCTGATAAAGATAGAAAACCTACTCCTACATTATTAGCAGCAGTTGTAGTATTAGCTAAAGCATTACTACCTAAAGCAGTATTTTGAGAACCAGTGGTCAAATCAGTTAAGGAATCATGTCCAACACTTGTATTGTTACTTGCAGTAGTTGCAGCGTCTAAGGCATTAGAACCCACGGCTACGTTAGAAGCTCCAGTTGTGTTTGCTCCTAATGAGGCAAAACCAACAGCCGTATTATTATCTGCCGTTGTGTTTTGTCCTAAAGCTCTTCTTCCTATTCCTGTATTATTATCTCCAGTTGTGTTTGATGATAAAGAAGACCTACCACATGCAGTATTTTCAGAACCAGTAGTATTAGCATCTAAAGATAAAGAACCAAATGCTGCATTATTTGCACCAGAAGTATTAACAGCTAAAGCATTGTAACCTACACCTGTATTGTTACTAGTAGTAGTGACTGCTGATAAAGCATCTACTCCAATGGCTGTGTTATTTGACGCAGTTGTATTTGCATCTAATGCCGAAGCACCTACGGCTACATTGTTTGTTCCAGTTGTGTTTGCTAATAAAGCGTGTGCCCCAACAGCTGTATTGTTATCTGCTGTAGTGTTTGCTGCTAAACTACTCTCACCTAAACCAGTGTTACTTGATCCAGTTGTGTTTGCAGTAAGAGCACTAAAACCTAATGCTGTACAGTCATTAGCAGTTGTGTTTGCATCTAAAGCACTAGAACCTACAGCAGTGTTTGCTTGTCCAGTTGTGTTTGCTACTAAAGAATCGTGTCCAACTGCTGTATTGTTAGATCCAGTTGTATTGTTCACCAACGCTTGTACTCCAACTCCTGTATTATCAGAAGCAGTAGTATTATTTGCTAAAGCAAAAGCACCTACACCAGTATTGCTTGATCCTGTTGTGTTCAATGTTAAAGAGTTATATCCAGCAGCATAATTATTATTTCCAGTAGTATTAGCATCTAAAGAACCAGAACCTACAGCAGTGTTTTGCGTTCCAGTTGTATTTGCAGTTAAAGAATTATAACCAACTGCTGTGTTATTAGAAGCAGTTGTATTTGCATCTAAAGCATAAGCACCTACAGCAACGTTTTGTGATCCAGTTGTATTAGCATATAAACCATAATGACCCAAGGCCACATTATTATTACCAGTTGAACTTTGGTTCATCGCTGTACTTCCAACAGCAGTGTTTTGGTATCCAGTTGTATTAACAGCTAATACTGAACGACCAACTGCTGTGTTATTACTTGCTGTTGTGGTTGCATTTAAAGTACCTACACCAACCCCTGTATTGTGGCTACCAGTGGTTAGTAATTGTAATGATAAACTACCTACACCAGTGTTATTTGTTCCAGAAGTAAGTGCTGTTAAAGCTTGATTACCAATAGCAGTAGCATTTGTACCAGTTACAGCAGCATCTAAGGCACCAACACCTAAAACAGTGTTACCAGAAACAGAGTTTGCACCTTTACCTATATTTACTGAGTTTATTGTTCCATCAACAGCAAACGCTGGCCCACCAGCAAGAGTAAATAAATTTATATGAGCATTATTAGAAGTATTTCTTAACTGCATAATACTTGATGTTGTATTAGCAAAAAACTGACTTGCGTAGTTTGTAGATGGTGCAGATGATCCAGAGTTGTTTGAAGATATTGCTAGTAATACATTATTTATATCAGCACGAACGTTAGCCCCTGTACTGTTATCTATAACATAATCGTGTTGAGCCATTGTCTAACCTAATTTTTATTTCTAAGTATATCCTACTTTAAAATTAACTACCACGCCCGAATCCTGTTGCAGCGTATTTGAAATTTCTATTAACATTATTACCACCAGAATCTTTGACATCTATATCAAATCCAGTTGAACTAATATTTGACAAAGCAAAGAAATCACCTTGTTGTGCATTTTCAATAGTAATACCGATTGATGGTAGAACAGTATTGTCTGGAACACCTGTACCTGTAGAACCTGTGAAAAAACTATTTGTAAAAGCAACAGATTTTGTAGAAGTCCCTGACGCAATCAAACCATTTGTTGCCCCTGCATTACCAATACTTGTTTCTGTTCTACTTTCTAATTCTGCTGTATATCCAAGTTGATCTATTTCTATTGATTGTGCTGGATCATTAGAATCCATATCACATCTAAATTTAAAGCCTCTAGCAACATAAGTTCCATTTACAAAAGGGTTAAATTGACTAAAGTTTGCTCCATAAGTACAAGATGTACCACTAGAAATGGTTGCACTGGTTGAAGAAGTAACAGTAAATGTCGAAGAACTAGGGACAGAAACAATTTGATAATTACCATCTGTTGCACCACCAGCCGCAAAATCTATTACAACAAAATCTCCAACAGAATATCCATGAGAACTTTTTGTAATTGTTATAGTTGTTCCACTTTGCCCATAGGTGGCTGACACTGATAAATCAGGGTCTAAATCTGTAGTGGCAACAAGTAAAGAAGCACCGACACTAAAGGCAGTAGCCGCATCAAAATCAGTCCAAGTATCAATATTAGCTGTTCTTCTATCAATAAGATCATTTGGATAAAAACCTTGCGTAACAAAATGTCTGCGTAATCTTAATGGTTGTTTGCCTCCTAAATCTAGAGTATTTGCAAATTCATAAGAACCACCAGTAATATCAACAGCACCAATGAAGTCAAAATCAGCAATACTGTCAAAATCTGTTTCATCATCAAGAGTTACAAGTGAACCAAGAACAAGACCATTTACATCATCACTAAAAAAACAATCTACTTTAGTTCCAGCAAAAGGAGGGCTGTCTGTATCTTCTCTATCTTCTAATACTGTAAGTTTTGGAAAAGCATTTGGTACTGTTTGAAGCATTGTGACAGAGGCATCACCAGAACTCAGACGGCCTCCGTCATCTTTAAATTTCAAGAGATATGTGCCGTTTACAATATTTGGAACAATCGACTCACTCACGTTTCCAGAAAGCTCAGGTAAAACATCAACAGCATTTGTAAAAGTTGCACCAGATGTCAGGTTTGAGCTACGAATTACAACGTTTCCACCATGAGTAACGTCAACATCTGTGGATTTATCAAAACGTAATCTTACAAATTCATCTGATAATGGCTCAATTCTTACATTCTGTACATCTGCTGGAACTGCTGTTTTTCCTTCGGCTTCAAATGTTCGAGTTGCTGGCAAAACACTTGGTTCATAAAGTGCATTGTAACTATACACTTCAAATTCATAAGTTCCAAGCTGTGAATCAAAAATTTCAAAAACTGGACTTTGAACAATAGTTGTCTGAAAACTACCATTATCAAGTTTGTGTTTTACTGAATATTGTGTTACCCCTGCTACTGGAGACCAACTTAACAATATTTTACTAACGGCTCTGTCACCAAGAACAACAATCAACTCCTGTACTGATAAGTTACTTGGTGCATCTTTGAGATCAATAAGGCTTGTTATAACAGGTGTTGTTATTGCTGCCCCATCTTCAACAAAAGAGTATTTATCAGAATTGTGAAACATTGCAGTAATACTGTATTGATTGTCTTTTTCTTCTACCGACAAGACTCTAAAATCTTCTGTTTCAACTGTTGCCCTTACAAATAACCAAACACTGTTCGCTTGTGGTGCTGAACTATAAGCACTATCAACAGTAATTACATTTGAACTGATAGTTGATATTGTTTTAGTCTCTAAACTGCCATCTGTAAGTATTACTGAAAGCTGATCTCCTGTAATAGGAGTTGTTGGTAAGTCTTGAGTATTATCTATGGTTATTTGTGTAGTTGTTGCCGCTACAATCCTCCCAGAGCGTCTGAAACCACTGCGGACAGGATCTTGTATAGTAATAATCTGCGAGGGTCTTATTAATGATCCAGCAGAAGCATCAGTTGAGAAAGCAACTGTTTCTGTCTCATTATTTTGCGTATAAAGATGCCACAGCCCCATTCTTCTAGCTTGTGCTTGGTCACTGCAACCTATAGCTTCAATGTTTCTTATTACAACTCCATATTTTGATTGATTTGCGGAAGTATCTTCTACAGTTTCATATTCAAAAGTTCTTGTTTCATTTTGAAAATATTTGACATTGATAACTGTATCTTTGGTTCTTTGGCTTGCACCTGTATAGACAAATCCACCTTCTTTTACATTTGCATAAGAAAAGAAATATGAGCTTGTTGTTGGTCTATCTTGTGCGAGAGTAATTTTAGAATCTTCAAAATAAAGACTTGCTCTCATGATTGAGGCAATCTTATTTAAAAGTGTATATGCTGGGTTTGATTGTTGAATTACAATATTACAAGAAAATCTTGGGCTAGTTCCACCCTTTCCATTATCTATAAGTTCTGAGTTGTATACAGAAGCATTATAAAAAGAATATTTATCTACCTCATCTTCGGTTACAAAATCACCAAAACCCGCCCTTGTTTCTGTGATAATGTCATATAAAACCCAAGCTGGATCATTGCAATATTCTTTTGTGCTTTTAAGAGTTCCATTAAAATCACCGCTAAATGACAAAGATCCATCAGACCTAACAGTTGCATTATGAGGTATTTTTACAAGACGACCTCTGACCCTATAAGTACGTCTTGGGACTGATCTGAAGATTTCAGCATCAAATCGTAAAGCTGAAAGAGCAGTATTTGGAAAAGTACTAGGATCAAAAATTAATTCAGTGATTGAAGTAAGTTCAAAAGTATCTAATATCCTTGAATCTGTGCTATCTTCTGTAGTTCTTGTGACTGTAACTGTTAAAGGGAAATCAGAATCAGCCGTTGTATCAGGTATGAATATTATGTGATCTTTAAAATATGGTGAAGTGGATTTTCCTGTTACCTGACCGCTTGCTCCAGCATATATTTCTCTATTTGCTTCTGATAAAGTCCAATATGGAGTGCCTCCAGCTAAAACTCCTTTAATAACTGTTCCAGCTTGATTTTTAACTTCTATTTTATATAAAACAGTTACGCCAGAAATATTCCCATCATCTTCTATTTTTTGCAGTCTGGGAAAACCTAAAGTCACTCTTATGCCTTCAGTTGACGTATCGGTTATTGTGACTGTTTGTGGACTTGCAACAGTAACATTTACTCCAATTGGTCTATCTCTTTCCGTTTCTAATAATCCTTGTATCCTTGTTTGATCTGCTGTACCAAAACGAGGGATAAAAGCTGGCCTATTTGCTGTTGATGTACCGAAGTTAAAATCGCTATCATCAGAGCCAGTATTAGGTGCTGACTGTTTTAAAACTTGTGTATTATTTAAAAAAACATCTTTTAAAGCACAAATATTATAGCTATGAGTACCAGCAGTGAGACCAGCATCTATAGCAGAGGGAAAACCTGCAATTTCACCTTCTCCAATAACATCAACTAAAGTAATAAACTGACGAGAGCCAATCTCGCCCTCCTTCATTGAGGAGTCAGTATATCTTAATGCTGTTTGACCCTCACGATCATTTTGTCTGAACCTTAGACTGTTAGCATCATCAATATTACTTGGAATTGTCATAATTAGTCCCTATAAACAGGTGCGGTATCAGTACCAGAGCTAATAACAATAGAGCCAGTAAATACCTCTCCGTATATTAAAGGAATACAAACCCCTGCTCTACTTACATTTTGAATACCACTAAATGAATAATTAACTCTACTATCTGTTTCACTTAAACCAGAAGAAATATCACCTATAGAAGGTTGTTGTTGTGGGAAAAGCATATTTGTAACACCACCGATAGCTGTGGAAACTCCAATAGATGTTAAAGTTGCACCAATAGTTGCCAAAATAGTGCCAGCACCAGCAACAGCACTCACAGCAGCACCTCCACCAAGAAATGCCGCAGCCATCCAAAACCATGCACCAGAAACAATAGGAATCATTCTAATTTCACCTTTACCATGCACTAATAAATCCTCTTTTGTTTTTACAACATCATTATTGATAGTTATTCTGTACATATTTTGTCTCAAATGTGGTTCTATTTCTGGATAGTTACATACTAAATATTTATATACATCTTTCATATTTTTTACATCTGCATAATTAACGTGCCATCCAACAAGTTCTGCTAATCGCCCATAAAGTTTAATTTTTCTTAAGCCTTGTTCATGTTCAGTTCTTTCTCTATCAATAAATTTTTCTTTACTAAGCATAGGTTTATGCTCTTTTGGTTTAAGTTCTATACATTCATCATTTTCTGGATCAAGAATAAACCAAGATAAACCAAGAAAATCACAATTTTTTATATCTTCCTCTGAGGCTGTTAAATCTCCATTAGGGTGTGAATGACATATATGTAAGACGGTTCCAGTTTCTTCTGCTGCTGCCCAATCTTCGGGGTCTATAGTAAAAGAATTTGCACCTTCTACAGATATATTCTTACAAGGATAATATTGTTGTTGTCCATCAACATCTAGAACTAGACCACAAGATTCATCTGGTAAAGAAGCTTTTGCGTGATGTAATGCCTGTTCTTGCCAAGTATTCATGCGAAAGTACCAACAGAAGGAAAATCTTTTCTTGTTATTATTCTCTTAGGTGCGTTTCTATTTTGCAAGTCCAAAGACATTGCAAGTTCAAATTCAACAAAATCTTTGCTTTCAATAGTTTTTCTATCTATAAAAAATGTATGATTTTCGTAAGTTGTATTTGCAGGAGTACCAAAAGGATTTGTTCCAGACTCAAAATTTGCATTATCAATAAATTTTAAAAGTGTAGTTATTCTTTTAAATTTAGCACCATTTAAATCGTTTTTTGCTGTTGTTAAATTTGCCTGAGTCATTAATGCAGTAATAGTTGAGGCTAAATTACTAATCCTTACAGTGGGTCTTGGTAGTGCTTTTCTGCTTATCGAATATTCAAAGCCATTTGCCTCTATTGGTATTCTTGTGTATGTATTACCTTGAAAAACAACATTAAAAGTTGTATTCATATTGATGCCATTATGAAATCTACTTACGTCAGAACTACCATGTAGTGCAGATACCAAATGTATTTCAAACAATTCTATCTTGGCACTTGGATTTGCCTTTTGTAGTTCCTCTGTTGGTATTGCCATTATGGTTCAAATACCTCCCTAAATGTTGCATTTATTGAAGCTCTACCATTATAAGTAATTGTTTTTTGCCATCTTTGACAAACAAAATTTGAAGTTCCTGACTTTGTTACTGATACGTTTCCAGAAGTTGTTGCACTGCTCCCAGCAGTAATAACAAAAGTATCTGCATCGGTCAAAGAAACAACAGAATATGTACCATCAGATGCACTGCCAGATGTAAAATCTACAGTTATAGAATCATTTGCAAATAATTGGTGTGCTGTTATAGAAACTGTGATGGTAGTACCGCTTTGCGAGTATGTACCTGTTTTTGTAGAGGCTTCACCTTCTGGAGTAAATGTAAAAGATGCTTGATCTAAAGCTCTTTCATTTAAAAAGTATGTAATCTCATCGCTTTGTGCTTCGGTAATATTTGCAAAAGTTAAATTATAAACCTTTGGATTTTGATGGGCTGCAATACCTATTAATTGACGCTGTTCAAAACCATCTGCAAATCGAATAGTCCTGATATTCGGCTGACTTACTTTAGTCATGCCATAAATAGGTTTAACTGTCGTTGGAAATGATGCCATGTTTATGCGTTAGATAAAAGCCCTCCAGCACGTTTTTGAGCAATAAGTTCTGCTTGAATCGCTTGAGCTAGAGCTTGACCAAACGAATTTGCCTGTCCCTCGTCACCTTCAACTGAAGTGCCAGAGGCATCTACATTTACTGTAATCATATTATTTATACTGCTACCACCGCCTCCAAGCTGACTATTTGGAATTATATTGCCACCTTTTGAACCCATTTGCAGCAATTCTGGGCCACGTTCACCAACTACATAAGCACCACCAGCAGATACTGGACCACCTCTTTCTTTAAATAGCCCACTTAAGAAACCCCCAAAACCACCGCCACCGCCACCACCTATAGCTTTACCAATGCCACTTAAAGCTTTGTTTAAAGCTAGTTTTATTAGTTGCTGTTGTAAGTTACCTAATACATTTCTCATTGCATCGCCAAAAGATTTAGCACCAGTAATAGCATCTGTAAGATTATTAACTAAATCATTTCTTACAGATTCTCCTATTTTTTTAAAAGTTTCTTGTAGTTTTAATGCCTCTTCTTTTGCATCTTTTTCTGCCTGTGTTAATTGCTCTACCCCTGTTTTGATCTTTCCATTAGTTGCTACTATATTATTTTTTGCGTCTAATTGTTTGTTGTTTTCATCTGATATTAATTTTTCAAGTTCAAAATATTCAATAGTTCCTTCTTTTAACTCTCCTAATTTTTTCTTCAAACCTTTAAATGGATTTGGAAATTTTGGTATTGCTATGTCAAAATTCAGTTTTGGCAGTTCTAAGCCCCCAAGTAATTTTTTTAAAGGTTCTGGAATAATATCAATAAGTTTTTGAAAAGCCTCTCTAAAAAAGTTCACTATATTACCAGCCACATTCCCTACAGATTCTTGTATTCCTTGAAAAAATTTAACAACTGGTTCACCAGCTTTTATAAATCCTTCTATAATTTTTTTTTGTAATTGGATTACATTTCTAATACTTACTGCAATAACTTGACCGATAACTTTGCCTATAAACTCTGCCCTACCTACTAATTCTGTAATTGCCTCTTTTATACCTATCCAACTCTGTTCTAAATTAAATAAAACATTAGTTGCCTCTATACCCAAAGCCTCACCTATGACAGTTCCAATCTGTTTGACAGCACCTACAATCAAACGTATTGGTGCAAGTATTAATTCAAAAGCACTTTTTAAAGCTTCAACTGTAACAGCAGCAACTTTAAGAGATTCTCTTATTACTATTCCTATTTCAGAGCCTTCTGTGGTTAGGTTTGTAAATGCTGTTCCAAGTCTTGTTAATTGTCCTTGAATCGTGTTTTGTGCTGTAAATGCAGCTTCAGCAGCTTTGCCTTGTGCGTTTGCTTGATTCTCTAAGTTTTTATTGAAACTTACGAGTTGATCGTTCAACAGAGGTAATATTGCAGTTCTAGCCTCAACAGATCCAAAGAATTTTGCAAGTGTTTCTTCACTAGCTCCACCTTTTGCAACAAGTTCTTCTAAAACACCTCCTAAACCTTTTGTGCTTAAAGCGGTAGCACTAAAGTCTACTCCAAGCTCTTTAGCTGCGTCAGAGGCTTCTTTTGTTGGTTTTTGTATCGCAGCAATAACTTGTCGTAGTCCAGCAAAGGTTGATTCAACAGGAACACCAGTTGCAGTGACAGTAG